TTGCGATTTAACTGTTGATAGTAGTGACTACGTGTTAATTGGTGCTTCAGCAGCAGACTCTAGCGGCAGTGGTGCAGATGTTGGTAATTTAGGGCGCATTACATCGGCTGGTGTTCTTGATTGGTCGGTTGAAATAACAAATCTTCAGAATGGGGTAGTAGCTGTAACTACTGATAGTTCTGATAACATCTACGCGTCTGGTCATAGTACAAGCACTTTTGTACCTTTTATTTCTAAATTTAACAGCTCTGGAACAAGGCAATGGGCTAGAAAAATAGAGGGAAGTGCGTCAGGAACCGTGTGGACATACGGCTACCCCGAGGCAATGGTTGTGGATAGCTCTGACGCTTACCTCTATGTACTAGGGAAGGCTGATGTAAATAACACGGGTAGCGGCGGTGTTAGTAACCAAGCACTCGTAGTCTTTAAATATAGTTCTGCGGGTGTATTACAATGGTCGCGGTATATTCAATCAAATCAACGTGGTCTTAGTAGTGACAGATATGCAATTTCTCTTGAGGGTGATAATTACGTTGTTTCTTCAACGGCCGTAGCGCAAAACCATGGTGATAAAGGGAGTTCCTTTTTTATTAACTTACCCACTGATGGTTCAAAAACAGGGACTTACACTAATACGGGCTATACCCCAAACTTTCTTATATACTACTATGGTCTTGATGTGGCCGAATCTGCAGATACAACTTCTGCAGTAAGTACATACAGTTGGACGATTGCTGCGACTAGCATTACGGAAGGGGCTACTGGAATGACTTCAGCTACAGGAACTCTTACGTGGGATAATGAAACTCTATAAAGGCTAGAAACATGACTGCTTATATTAAATTAGCTACTAGAGAATTTCCTCTACATCAAGGGGATATAAGATTAGAACACCCTGAAATCGGAGAAGAATTTATTTGTCCAGATACGTATGCCGAAGTGGAATGGACGGAACCACCAGAATATGACCCTATCACCATGAGAAGGGGCTATGATGCTCCAATTAAAGTGGATAATAAGTGGTTTGCCTCATGGTTAGTTCGGGAAGCAACCCCCGAAGAAATAGAGCAGGGAGTAAAAGCTAGGGAAGAAAATGACCTATGAAGGATTTAATTCTAAGTGATTTAGGCAATTCGTTAACGAGCCAACCTGCGGAATACAAGTCAATGCTTAAAAACATTGATGCTAAGATGCCCGCAGTAGAGCAGGGTATTACTAACTTTAACAAGTCTCATTCGCAGTTTATGGGGGTAATGTTGGACGTAACCCCTCTTACGCCTATTAGAAGTATAAAACATACTCTAGCTGAGATTAATAATACTAAAGACGCATTACAGGCAACTTTTATAAGTCTAAAGAAGTCTGACATAGAATACCGTAAAAAAGAACACGAATTGACTACCGTTAAAGACCCTTTTGATAAAGAGCTATTAGAAGTAGAAATGCTGGAGTTAAGGTCAGACAGAGAAAAAACACAAGGCGTTGTTAATGCTGCGTTACGGAAGCTTAACTTTTTTATGAACCAGCATGATTTACTTATGAAAAAGATAGGCAAGACAGAATTAACAGAGGAAGATTACGAGCGCGAAGAATGTAGATACCACATTATGACAGCTATGAAGCAAGGTTTAAACGCTGCTAGATCACGGCAAGGTGTTATAGATGAAGGCAACATGATCTACATTTTTGACTTAGGGATTAATGCGGCAGATGCTCAAGCTGAAGTCTTATCGTATTTAAATCTGGAAAATAAAATCGTCAGCGAAGGTAACATGCCGACACATGCAATGAGCTTACAATGGCTAGAGCATTGTGCGGATAAATGGGCGCATTGTCCGACAGATTTTGCTTCGCATCGAGGGTTTGAAACAATGGATTCTACATCTTTAGCAAACCCCACTTTGTTAAAAAAGAAAAACGGAGTCACGAATGGCGCACAAGCTAGTTAAATATAGATTAAACGAAAACGGGACAATTCCTGATTTTGTTCTGCACGGGCATCCTCATGGTGTGCAGGGTTTTGCTTATGTCCCTGATGACACTGTTTTGCCGCCGCGAGATGGTGTGATGCTGTGTATTACAGTTGATAATCCCACAGGTATGTTTGAAGAAATTGAAACCTATGACGGTTTGCTTGAGTATTTAAGCGACGTGGGGTCTGACTGGAAAGTTAAAGTACATGACGAGCAAAGGCTAACTTATGTGGAACAAGACTATGACCCTGTTGTAGATGCTCAATGGGTTTGGAACAGGCTTCAGGCTGTAAATGCCTAATTTTAAGGATGTGTAAGTTATGAGTTACACAATGACATATGATAGTTTGCTTGTAGATTTACGGCGGTACTTAGAGCGTGGGTTTACACAAGCATCAGATCAAATTGTTTACGATCAGTTACCGCGATTAGTTACGTTGGCTGAACGCCGCATTGCGCGTGAGTTAAAAATAGAGGGCTTTATCAGAGCTATTGAAACACCACTTTCTATAGGAGTAGCTGTTTATCTTAAACCCGATAGATGGCGTGATACAGTTTCTATGTCAGTGACAGGATCTTCAATATTTGCACGTTCTTATGAATACTGTAGAAATTACTGGCCTACAGAATCTGAAACAGGAGCACCCCAATTTTATGCTGATTATGACTATCAACATTGGCTAATTACCCCTACTCCTTCAGCAGCCAGCATCTTAGAAGTTTTATATTATCAGCAGCCAGCATTGTTAGGAAATGATTTACAAAGTAATTGGCTTACCGAATATGCACCTGATGTTCTGTTGTATGCAGCTTTATTAGAAGCAGTTCCATTTTTAAAAGATGATGAGCGCGTACAAATGTGGAGAACTTTATATGATAGGGCTGCTCAAGCATTAGGCGGTGAAGATCTTAAACGAATACTAGATCGGTCAGCCACAAGGAGTGAAGCATAATGCCCAGTTATACCGATGTATTTGGTGGAGCTAATATCTACCCTTCAGAAATAAGCTACAGTGCGATAGCATTAAGTGGAGATATAACCTTAAGCTGGCCTGAAGAAACTTCTACAAATACTAATTTAGCAACTCGTATTATTGATGTAACCCCAGCATCGAGTGGTCATACAATTATTCTGCCAGACGCAAAGAAAAGCGGCACTGGCAATACAATACTATTTAACAATAAAGGAAGTCATTCTTTTACGGTAGCTAATGCAGGTGGGGTAGCTGTAGGCTCTGCTTTAGGAGCTGGAACTCTTTGGCAAGTATATTTAACTGATAATTCTACTACTAACGGCACATGGCAGCTACTGCAATATGGCGCGGCTACAAGTACAGCAAACGCAGCGGCACTAGCTGGAACTGGTATTGTTGCGGTTGGAACTTTGTTGAGTCAATCAGTTCCTATTACTTCATTTTCAACTGATTACACTGCTGGAGTTGATGACCGTGCTAAAATGTTTAACTGGACATCTGCTGGCGGTATATTAACTCTACCAGATCCCACTATAGTAGGCGATAACTGGTTTATGTATTTACGCAATTCAGGAACAGGGGCTATTGTTGCCACCCCTACAGGAGTTATTACAATTGATGGGGCTTCTTCTTTAAGTTATCAGCCAGACGAATCTAGCATTATAGCGTGTGACGGATCTAATTTTTATACTATTGGATTTGGGCAATCGGCTACTTTTGCTTTTGATTATACTGTTATTGATGTTCCTGGAACTGGTGACTACACTCTTACAGGTTCAGAATTAAATCGTGTGGCTTATAGATTTACAGGGGCTTTAACTGGCAACAGAAATATAATTATCCCTGCTACAGTACAGCAATACTGGATTGATAATCGCACTACAGGATCTCATACCTTTACCATTAAAGTAGCAGCAACTACTGGTGTTGTATTAGCAACAGATGCACGAGGTATCTTTTACTGTGACGGCACTGAACTACTTGATGCTGATACTTCTACTATTTCCCTCCCTGTCAGTATAGCCCAAGGAGGTACGGGAGCAATTACAGCTGGAGCTGCTCTTATAAACCTTGGAGGCACTTCTACAGGAATTGCTTTATTTGAAGCTGCTTCTCAAGCTGCCGCATGGTCAACCTTGGGGGTTGCTCCTAGTGGCGTAGTTAATGGGGGAGTATTTACTTAATGCCCATCCAAACTGCTGTTCTTAAATCATCTCCTGGTATAAAAAGGGACGGAACAAAATTTGAAGGCGATCATTACACTGATGGGCAGTGGGTGAGATGGCAAAGAAATTTGCCACGCAAAATGGGCGGTTATCAAACTACAATAAATTATTTAACTGAAATTAGTCGAGGCTTTACCACCTTTACGCAGATGACCTTTGTGTATTGTCACTCTGGTGGGACAAGCACTTTAGAGCGTTTTACTTTAGACGGAAGTGGTTATAGCTCTATTATTACTGATCGAACTCCAATATTAGCCTACTCTACAGGTACATTTACACTTACAGGTGGAGCTGCTGGTTCAGTAGATATGATCACCGTTAATAGTGTTGATATTATGTCAGGCTCAGTAGCCTACACTTCTGATTTAGATCAGTTAGCGACTGATGTTGCCTCTAATATAACAGCTCATACTAGTTCACCTGATTATAATGCTGCTGCAGTAGGTAGTGTTGTTACCATAACTTCTGTTACGGGGGGGTCGGCTTCTAATGGTTATGTAGTAGACGGCACCTTAACGACTGTAACAGGCACATACACAGCCATGGCAAGTGGATCTGATGCTTTAGTTGCAAGCGATGATAATATGTGGATGTTTGATTATCAGTATGATGGGGCAACTAATAAAAATTATATTCTTGCTCAGGTAGCACCAAATGGTGATTGCATTTGTAATGATGTAGGGGGACAAATTTTTTATGGAGAAGTTTTAGGCACTGAGCGTTTAATTAGCGTTACATTACCTGAGAACGCAAATGTGACAGGTGGTATAGTCAGCTTACATCCTTATTTATTTTATTATGGAAGTGATGGCTTTATTGGGTGGTCAGTTCCAAATGAGCCAACAGATTTATCAGGCACAGGGTCAGCACAAGCGAGAGCGTGGAGCCAAAAGATAATCAAGGCTCTTCCTCTTAGGGCTGGATCAGGAACAGCACCTGCTGGTATTTTTTGGGCTTATGATGCAGTTTTAAGAGTAACTTTTACAGGTGGAAGCACTCTATTTCAATTTGATGTAGTCAGCACTAATAGTAGCATTATTTCACCCAACTCTGTAGTTGATTACGATGGCGTGTTCCTTTGGGCAGGTGTAGATCGTTTTTATATGTTTAATGGTGTTGTTAGAGAAGTCCCCAATAGCCTAAATCTGAACTATTTCTTTGATGGGGTTAATCGCAGTGCTGCTACAAAAATATTTGCTTTCAAGATTCCTCGATTTGGAGAAATATGGTGGTGCTATCCTCGTGGCACAGCCACTGAGTGTACTCATGCAGTTGTATATAACATTAGAGAAAACACATGGTATGATACCCCCCTTCCTAATTCTGGAAGATCTGCAGGTCATTTTAGCAATGCTTTTGCTGCTCCTTTGTTAACTGGGGTCATAGAGACTACAGGAGAGGGGTACAAGGTGTGGAAGCATGAGGTAGGGGTAGATGAGCTAGATGGGCCAACCATTGTGCCTATACGGTCTTATTTTGAAACCTCTGATTTATCTACGTTAGCCACAGGTAATAATAGATACTTAAGAATAACCACCATTGAGCCTGATTTTGTTCAAGTAGGGCCGATGTCAGTAATAGTAACAGGACGCGCAAATGCAAGAGCTCCTGAAGTAGTTAGCTCAACTTTCACCTTTCCTGAAAGTGCTAGTCAGCCTTATGAAGAAATTGTAATGCTTAAAGAACAACGCCGAGAATTAAGAGTTAGATTTGAAAGTAATGAAGTTTATGGTGACTATCAGATGGGTCAGATTATTGCACATCTAGATAGTGGAGATGGAACGGATCTAGGGTAATGGCATTAAATGTAACACTACCGACAGGAATGGGCGCGCAAGACTGGGCAGCTTGTGTCATTACAGACCTTGATGCTTACGGTACGTTTTCACCTTTAGATGACCCTGCTGAGTGGAAAGAATGGGCAGGTCAATTTTTAAATGTTACGTCTTTAGTTGAGGACTTTCCTGATCCTTTTTGGTTTGATGATTGGCAAATATGGGCTGAACGATTTGTTCAGACAACACTATGATTTATATTGGTACAGACAAAGAAGATCTTGCCGAACAGTGGGCAAGTAAGCAGCTAGGGATTAAGGCTTCACCATCTGTTTATAAAGCTCTATCAGGTGTAGACAAAAGCGGAGATTTTTCGTGCGTTGTTTTACTAACTAATTTCACTGCTCGGAATATCGATTTAAACATAGTAGGAAAGAAGAATTGGGCTACACCCAAAAACACAATAAAGATGTTTAATGGGGTATTTAACACTATATTCCATGAATTAAACGCAGTTAGAGCTACAGCATTAATTGCTAAGAGCAATGTTACTTGTCAAAATTTTGTTGAGCATTTAGGGTTTTTATATGAAGGGTCTATGCGAAAAGCATATGATAATGATGAAGATATGCAGATATATGGGTTTTTAAAAGAAGAATACACATCCCATAGTTGGTGTAGGAGTTAATAATGACACAAATTGAAGAAACCTTAGTAGAATACGCCAGTGGAAATCCTGAGTACGAACAGGGTGTGCAGATGATTGAAGAAAGATTATCTCAAACTCCTATCGTAGCTGAAGATCTTCTTGAAGCTATTGAGATGTTGGAATTAGCTTTACTAGATCCTGAAAAATACCCTGCTATGGTTGAAGCTGCTATTGCAGACAATATTTTAGATGTTGGCGATGCTCCTGAACAATTTGACGCTGTATTTATTATATCCTTACTTTTAGTGCTTTATGGGCTACGAGATAGTTTAAATAGACAAGGATATGCTCGTGGTGGTTTGATGGTTGCTGGACGACATTTAGCAAATCGTGGGCAAGGTGGCGATAGTATGTTAGCCCATGTAAATCCACGAGAAGCTGAAATTCTACGGCGTATGGGTGGTCAAGGTACGGTTAACCCTAACACAGGCATAGCTGAATATAAGAGCTTAAAAAAGATACTTAAAATAGCTGCACCTATCGCTCTTTCTTTTATTGCTCCTGGCATTGGAACTGCTATAGGTACAAGTTTAGGTTTTGGTGGCACTTTAGGTCCTATTGTTGGGCAAGCTTTAGTTGGGGCAGGTACATCTGCCCTTACTGGTGGAGATTGGAAAAAAGGAGCTATAATGGGAGCTCTGGGTGCAAAGCTTCCTGGAGGTGGTAATATTAGTGGACAGGCTGGCACTTTTCTTAATGAAAATTTAGGCCTAAACTTAACAG